CGTGGGACCTGACCGCAGTACCGGAGGTGAGTGCGCATGCGTAACGCAGTGTGGGTGATCACTCAGTTCGTGCTCGGCATCGGGGCCGGTCTGGCGCTGGTGGCCGTGGGCCTGCGGGTCGGAGCGGCGCTGTGAAGACGACTCAGCGCCGTGGCGCGAACCACGGGCTGCACCTGGTGCTGTCGCTGCTGACCTGTGGACTGTGGGCTGTTACCGGCTGGCCCATCGCTGCGGTGCTCGGTCGGCGAACGGTGACCCACAGCTCTACCCCGGTGGACGGGGTGTGGGCCGGCTACCGATCGGTCCCGGGGATACCGCCCCCGTTGCCGGAACCACCCGTCGTGTCCCTTTCCGGGACGCACTACCTCAACCCGCACACCAACACATGGGAGCGCCTGCGATGACCACACCGCCCGAGCCCGGACCGATTCTCGAGCCCCCGCCGGAGCCCGCCCCGGATGACCGGACGGACAACAGCTGGGGGCCTGCGGACCGGGGGTGGACGATGTGAGCGGCGGACACCCTGATCCACCGCATCCGGACCCGCAGCCGAAAGAACCCGGTCACCCGAAGCCCAAGCCCAGCGTGCCGGGACCGAACCCGCCGTGGTGAGCAGGGCCAGCCGGCCCGTTCCCTGGAGCCCCATACCTGGTGTATGGGGCTCTTTGGCTTATCCTGGGGCTCGACGACAGACGGAGGACCCCATGGCGCCACCACTGACACCCGACATGATGATCCGGATCCTGCGCGCGGAGGGCGTGCGTGTGGCCGAGTACCCGGGCTGGCGGACGCGCGAGCGGGACGACGAGACGGGCAAGCCGTTCGGCCCCGTCCACATGCTGCTCAACCACCACACCGCCGCCACCGCATCGCTGAAGCTGGTGGCCGAGCAGGGTCGGCCAGGACTTCCCCCGCCGCTCGCACACGGCCACCTGAACAAGACAGGCCTGCTCACGCTCACGTGCGCCGGACGGGCCAACCACGCGGGGACCATGGCGCGCAACGCGTACGAGTCGTTCCGGGACGAGCGGGCCATCCACCCGAACCCGCTCGCGTCCAGTGGCACCGTGGACGGCAACGACGTCTCGTACGGGTGGGAGGTCGAGAACCTCGGAGACAACGACGACGTCTACCCGGAGGTCCAGTACGACGCCTTGGTCCGTATCAACGCGGCCTTTTGTCGCGTGTACGGGTGGGGCGCCGATTCGGTGGGGTGCCATAAGGAGACCTCGGTGGAGGGGAAGGTGGATCCCCGCGGGCCGGTGGCCGGATACGGCACACGTGGCCGGTTCATGCTCACCCCGGGGCTCCTGCGCCTGGACGTGGAGGAGCGGCTGAAGCACGCTGCGTCGTGGAGCCCACCACAAAAGGAGGTCACGGTGACAGAGCCCGACCGGCCCGAGGAGTATCGGGTTGTCGCGGAGACGGATGCGATTCCCTCCCCGCGCAACCACCCCGATCACCAGGCCAACCCGTACTGGACCCTGGAGTCCTACCTCCGGTTCATCGCGGAGGAGCTCATCAGGCAGCGGGACGCTTCGTGACAGCGTCCTCCGATGACCTCCACCGCGTGGCCCTGGCCATGGAGACGCTCAACGGAACGGTGCAGACAGGCTTCGCCACCGTGCGCGGTGACATCAACCTCCTCGCCCGTGCTGAGCGTCAGAACGGTGAGGACATAGACAAGCTGGACTCGCGCGTCGGTAAGCTGGAGGAGCGCCGGTGGCCGGTCCAGATCACGCAGGGCGTCATGAGCGTGGCGGCAGTCGCCATCGCTGGCTACGCAGCGATCGGACGGTGAGCCATGGCGGAGGAACTGAAGCCCTGGGACCGCCAGCCCAGCGAGGGAAGTAAGGCGTACGAGCACTTCCAGACATACCTTGATATGGGAGCAGATCGGACGCTACGGGGTGTAGCGGATATAGCGTCAAAATCCGAGCAGTACATCAGGGCACTGTCGACTCGGTACAACTGGCAGGACCGCACGCGGCTGTGGGACTCCATGCCACGGCGCGCGGTGGCCAGTGCGTACGAGGACATGGCGGCGCGTATCGCCGATCAGCATGAGCGTGTGGCGACCAAGCTCATGAGCCGGTTGGAACAGCACCTGGATCTTCTGCCCGAGGGGAAGGTGCCGTCTCAGACGTGGTCGATCGCGCACGGCGCGGGGCGCCAGGGGCACCAGTTCGCCACCGAGCTCAGCAAGCCGGCGGACACCCGTAAGGCGGAGATCACCGACGCCATCGAGAATCTGATCAGCAAGCTGGCAGGGGAGGGATGACCAGTGCGCCCGCCCTGCCCCCAGGGTGGCGCAACTGGCCCGAAGAGCATCTCGCTGAGCTCCTCGCCGGGCTCCAGGCCCTGGCCGACGAGAAGGCCACCGGGCGTGGCCCCTGGCTCTGTGACCGCCCCGAGTGCGATGGGCTCCCCCATGAGGGTCGGCGCAACAAGCACGCTCGCAGCGAGCAGCGCGCCCCCGCACACACCCTGTGGGACTACTGGAACCTCTTCGCCGGCCGTGGGTTCGGTAAGACGCGCACGGGCGCGGAGTGGGTGATCGGGAAGGCGAAGAACGAGGAGCGGGGCGCGCTCGTCGGGCCTACCGCCGCCGACGTCCGGGACATCATGGTGGAGGGCGAGAGCGGCATCCTGGCCTGCGCGCGCCCCGGGTTCCGGCCTGAGTATCAGCCGTCCAAGCGGCGCCTGGTGTACCCGAACGGCGCCATGCAGTTCTGCTACTCGGCAGATGAGCCGGAGCGTCTGCGCGGCCCCCAGCACCACTACGCGTGGGCCGATGAGCTCGCAGCCTGGCGCTACCTCCAGTACGCGTGGGACATGCTCTCCATGGGCATGCGTCTCGGTGAGCATCCGCAGGTGTGCACGACCACCACGCCGCGCCCCCTGCCCCTGATCAAGTGGCTGAAGGCGTCGGAGCGGGCGGTGACCGTCTCGGGCTCCACGTACGCCAATCTCCACAACCTGGCCCCCACGTTCGCGCGCACGGTCGTGGACCGGTACGCCGGCACCACGCTCGGGCGCCAGGAGCTCGACGCGGAGATCCTGGAAGACTTGCCCGGTGCGCTGGTGCGGCGTGCGTGGATCGAGCGCAGCCGTGTGCTCACCGCTCCCGAGCTCGACCTGAAGGCGGTCAGCGTCGACCCCGCCGGCACGGGCACGGGCGATGAAGCGGGCGTCATGGTCGTGGGGCGCGGTAAGGCGGACCGGCACGCGTACGTGCTCGCCGACTACTCCGGCCACCTCACGGCGCGCGAGACGGGCCTGCGCGCGTGGAAAGCCTTCTATGAGCACGACGCCGATGTCCTGGTGTACGAGGACAACTACGGCAAGCAGTGGCTCCGGGATGGGCTGATCAACTCGTTCGCGGACTATCACGGTCTGACGCAGGACGAGCGCAACGCGATCATGTCCGAGGACGCGGAGGTCATCGCGCAGACGGGCGAAGAGCTGTACTCCGTGTTCGACCCGGAGAAGACGCCCGTGCCCAATCCCCACCGGTTCATGCGCAAGGTGACGGCGCAGCAGGGCAAGACACTGCGCGCGCAGCCCATGGCGATGCGGTACGAGCAGGGGAAGATCCACCACGTGGGATCGTTCCCGAAGTACGAAGATCAGCTGACCACCTGGAACCCGCACAGCGACAAGCCCAAAGAGCGCGAGAGCCCGGACCGCATCGACGCGGGCGTGCACGGGATCACGTACTTGCTCGGCCGGGAGAAGAGCACGGCGCAGGTGGTCAGCCCCCACGCGGTGGGGCTTGAGACGGCACGACGGCGCTCCGGCGTCCATCCCCTGGAACGCATGAGGAGACGCCCAGCATGATCATTCTTCTGACCCTGCTCGCCGTGGCGCGCATGACGCGACTGATCACCACGGACACCCTGTTCGAGACACCGCGCAATGCGGTGGTCACCTGGCTGCTGATCGGTAAGGAGGAGCTGCCACGGTCCACGGGGTTCCGGTCCAAGCTGGCCTATCTGATCGTGTGCGACTGGTGCGCCTCCATGTACGTCGGCGCAGCCGCCGCGGGCGCGTATGCGGCGTGGGGTGAGACCATGCCGTTCATGGTGGTGATCCTGGCCCTGTCCGGCTCGTACGCGGCAGGCTTCCTGGCGTCGGTGACAGAGCGGGGTGAGTGATGGGGAAACTCCCGGGTGGCCTGCGCCGTAAGGCACAGACGGAGACGGCTTTGACGCGCGGGGTGCACGCAGGACGCCCCCGCTCCCTGCTCGCTGCGGCGATGCCGCTGGAGGGCCGTGAGGGGCGCCAGGCATGGAACGCCCGCTCGGGCGACGACGGGTGGCAGCGCCAGGCCTGGTACTTCTACGACGCCGTGGGCGAGCTGCGCTTCGCCTTCAACTACCTGGCCAACGCGATCAGCCGGGCGACCCTGTACGCCGCTGAGATCGACCCGGAGACAGGTCTGGTCACCGGGCCCACCGAGGACCCGCGCGCGCAGGCCGCTGTCACGGAGGTGCTGGGCGGGGCCGATGACCGGCCGCAGCTCCAGTCGACCATGACCCTGCACTGGCAGGTGAGCGGCGAGACGTTCATCCTGATCATCCCGCAGCCCGGGAAGATCCCGGACCGGTGGCTCGCGCTCAGTGCCAACGGTGTACGTATGCAGGGCTCCGCATGGTCGTACAAGGACCCGCTGACCGGAGTCTGGACCAAGCTGCGGCAGGGCGTGGACCGCCTGATTCGCATCTGGTCCCCGCACCCGGACGATCAGACGCACGCGGACTCCGCCATGCGCGCAGCCATCCCGATCCTGCAAGAGGTGGAGAAGGCCAGCCAGAACATCGCGGCCCGTCTGGACTCCCGGCTGGCCGGCAACGGCATCCTGTTCCTGCCGCAGGAGCTCGACTTCCCCACCGCAGACAACGAGCCGGCGGACGCCAAGGCGTTCATGTCGCTGCTCATGGAGGCGTCGGAAGCATCCATCGCGCAGCCGGGCACCGCCGCCGCTCAGGTCCCGATCATGGCGCAGATCCCCGCGGAGCTCTTCGCTCAGCTCGGCAACGCGCACATGGACCTGTCCACCTCCATGGACAGTGCGGTCCCGGAGCTGCGCGAGCAGGGTCTCACCCGTGTGGGCCGCACCCTGGACATGCCGCGTGAGGTGGCCATGGGCCAGACGGCGGAGGCCAACCACTGGTCCGCGTGGCAGGTCGAGGAGACCACGTACAAGATCCACCTGGAGCCGCTGCTCCTGAAGCTGGGCATGGCCCTCACCAAGGAGTGGTTCCGGCCCGCGCTGGAGCTGATGGGGGTCACCGACCCGGACCGGTTCGTCCTGGCGTGGGACGTCACCGAGATCGTCGCCCGGCCGGACGACAAAGAGGACGTCAAGTACCTTTTTGAGAACAACCTGGTGTCCGTGGACTACGTGCTCGGGAAGTTCGGCGTGCCGGACGACGCGCGCCCGAGCGATGAAGAGTCCCGCTTCAACCTGGCGCGCACGCTGGTCATCAACGCGCCCTCCACGCTGGAGAACGTGTCCGTGGCCGAGCTCCTCGGGCTCGAGCCCACGGTGACCGCCGCCGCTGCTCCACAGCCTGTGGATGACGCTGTGGAGGACGACACCGTACGGGCGCTGCCCACGCGCCCGAGCCAGCCGGCTGATCCGGATGAAGGGCTCGTGGCTGCTGCGGAGCTGGTGGCGTTCGACGCCCTCTCGCGCGCGGGTGGGCGTCTCCTTACCCGCCAGTACCGAGGCCAGTTCGCGTCCACGCCCAAGTGGGAGCTGCACACCGTCATCCCGCAGGAGGGTCGGGCGGATGAGCTGATGGAGGGCTCGTTCCAGTTCACCGACAACATCGCCCACGCCTTCAACGTCGATCCCGGGAGGTTGCGCGCGGGCATCCGGGCCTACGTGCGCAACCGACTCCAGTGGGGCGCCGTGCACGAGCGCGAGATCCTGGCGCGCTATATCGCTGCGGACCTGCCATGACCACGCCCGAGGACCCGGACGCAGCTGCGCGGCTGCGCGCGAGCGCGTTCGTACGTGAGGGGGAGCAGCGTGTGGGCCGGGCGTGGTTCCGGTCCCTCACACGGTGGATGGACCGCACCCGGCCGCAGGTCACCGGTGAGCCCCTCATGCCGCAGAACGTGGCGCAGAACCGTGCGTACTGGGGCGAGCTGATGGAGTCGGAGGTGGTGCCCGAGGCAGGCTCGCTGTACCAGCGCGTACGCAACAGGATCACACAGCGTGACGAGCCCCTCACCGACCCTGCTGCGGCCTCTTACCTGAACGAGGTGGGCAACCGGCTGGCCCGGATCCCGGACGAGGTCTATGCGCTGATCGTGCGCGAGATCGAGCAGGGCACCGCAGCCGGCGAGTCCATCCCGGACATCGCTGCGCGCGTGACGACGGTGCTCACGGCGACCGGTAGCGAGCGGTGGCCGAACCGGGCCACGGTGGTCGCGCGCACGGAGACCATGGCGGCGGTGAACGCGGGGGCCTACGCCGGAGCGCTGCGGGACGCGGAGCTCCGCGGGGACCCGGCACCCTTCAAGGTGTGGCTGGCGACCGACGACGAGCGCACGCGGCCTACGCATACTCAGGCGGACGGACAACGCACCCTGCTCAGCTCACCGTTCATCGTGGGCGGTGCGCAGCTGCGCTTCCCGGGCGACCCGCGTGGTCCGGCGCAGGAGGTCATTCAGTGCCGCTGCACCTTCCTCCCGGTGACACTCGGTGACACCATCGACTGGACAGATAGGCAGGAACCGTAATGGGTCGTAGGTTCACGTCGGTCATCGGCCGGCTCGGCATCCCCACCGGGGACGGCCGCATCATCAGTCCGGGTGGGCTCACCTCACGGGACCTCCCGCTCCCGCTGTCGTGGCAGCGCGAGAGCGGAAACGGCCACGGGGGCTCCGTCGTGGTCGCGCGCATGGAGGAGCTGGAGTTCCATCAGGACATGGTCGTGGCCACCGGTCACATGCTCGACGTGCCCGGGGCGTGGGAGGCGGAGGAGCTGATCGAGGCCGGCGTGATCGGCCCGTCCATGGACCTGGACAACCTGGTGTACGTAGTCGACGCGGAGGACCGCGTGGTCATCACCAGTGCGCGTGTGGCCGGGGCCACTCTGGTGGCGGTGCCCGCGTTCGCCGAGGTCTCCATCACGCTCGACCCGCTTCCGGTCCCGGACATGGAGCGCGTGGAGGCGGCGGAGGACATGGCCTGGTCCGCGGACTGGAGCCTGCACGCCTCGGGCGATGTTTCACGTGAAACATCGCTGCCCCCGGTTGACTACTTCGCTCGGCCCGGTCGCGTGGTGCCGGTCACCGTGGACGGGGACCGTGTGTTCGGCTACGTGGCGACCTGGGGCACCTGTCACATCGGCCTGCCCGGCTGCACCACGGCACCCCACTCGAACTCTGAGTACGCCCACTTCCTGCGGCAGGAACAGCTCACGGTGGAGGGCGCCACGGTGCCGGTGGGTGTGCTCACGGTGGGCGGTGGCCACGCGGACCCGTCCCTCGGTGTGGTGCCGGCCATGCAGCACTACGACGACGTGGGCTCGGCTGTGGCCCGTGTGCTCGCCGGCCAGGACGAGCACGGGATCTGGGTCGCCGGGTGGGTGCCGCCGTACGCGGACCCGGCCAAGGTGCAGCAACTGTCCGACCTGGACGTGTCCGGCGACTGGCGCCGCGTGGGCGGCAACCTGGAGCTGGTGGCCGTGTGCGCGGTCAACACTCCCGGCTTCCCGGTGCTGCGCCGCGTGGGCTTCTCCCTGGAGAAGGGCGGTCAGACGACACTGATCGGCCAGTTCACGGTGGAGCCCGCTACCGTGGAGACGGGCGATGTTTCACGTGAAACATCGGTGGACGACGCTCGCGCCCGGTGGGCGTGGGCCGCACGAGAGGTCTAGACCATGATGGATCCGGCGGATATCGCGTACCGGTTCGCGTTCCATGCGGCCACGACGCAGGAGAAGCGGGACGATCACACCAGCGCTCGTCAGATCCTGCGCCAGGCTGCGGACAAGCTGAACGAGCTGGTGCCGGACGGGCGAGAGAAGAGCATCGTCATGACCAAGCTGGAGGAGGCCATGTACTGGGCCAACGCCGGCCTGGCCCGGGACCGGACGGAGGATCTCTGACATGGGATGCAACTGCGGGGGCCAGAGCAAGGGCCAGCGTCTCCAGTACGAAGTGAAGCTGAGCAGCGGCCGGACCAAGACAGTGGGCTCCCTGGCGGAAGCCAAGCTGGCCATTGCGACCGGCGGCGGTGGCTCATACAAAGCCGTGCCCGTCAAGTAGATCGTTGTCACACAGGGTGACCAGCGGAAGAACGGGCGCAGAGAAAGTTACCTCCAGAGCGTAACTTTCTCTGCGCCCGTTCGACGTCTGTCGTTACTGTGCGTGTAGTCTGGCGGTCCGCTTCCAGTGCGGACAGCAGAGAGCCTCGGCACCCTTCTCTCGGGCCCGGGGCTCTCGTCCGTTCGTGGTCGGGGTGTGGACATTACTGGTGCGTGTCAAGGCCGCGTGTACTCTGATGGTGTACGGACGCTGTGCTGTGGGCCGGTCCGGATGTGAGTCCCAACCGTCCGAGATCAACCCACAGGAGTCGCTGTGAAGCACATCCGTCCGGGTCTGCGAGCTGTCGACCGGCTCATCCTGACCCGCATCGCGCAGTTCGACGAGAACACCGCCGCCACCCCCGCGAACACCGCCGGACTGAGTGACGACGAACTCGCCGCAGAGTTCACCCGCGTCCGGGACCGCGGCACCGAGCTCGCCGCCCTGGAGACGCTGACTCCGGAGCAGAACACGGAGCTGGCCGAGCTCGCCTCCCGTCTGTCGGAGGTGCAGGCCGAGCAGACCGCCCGCACGCAGTCTGCCGCCGCTCTCCAGGCCAACCGGGACGCGTTCACTGCGCTCCCGCCGGCCGAGCCCGTCACGCCCCCGGAGCCTGTCACTCCGGCCGAGCCGGCTGCGGTCACCGCTGCTGCTGTCGCTCCCGTGGTGCCGTCCGTCGCCGCCATGGCCCCCGCCACTCCTCCCGTCGCGCCGGTCACCGGCGACGAACACCGGGAGTTCTCCATCCGCCTCACCGCGGACGGCGCCGGAGCGCTCGGTGTCAGCCGGGACCAGGAGGTGGGTGTCCGGGACATTACCCGGGCGGTGCTGCGCTCGTTCCAGGAGTACGGCTCGTCCGTGGGCGGTGGCACCTCCGCGAAGCGGGCCATCGCGCAGTTCACCCGGGAGCGTCCGGAGGGCCAGCGATTCGACCTCAACATGCGTGAGGACGACTACGGCACGGTCCGGGAGCTGATCCGGGAGGGGCGTCTGTCCGGTGGCTCCCTGCTCTCCGCGTGGAGCTCGCGCGTCCGCTCGGCCATCTCCCAGGAGCAGTCCAACGCGCTGACCGCCGCTGCCGGTTGGTGTGCGCCGTCCGAGAACCTCTACGACCTGTGCTCGCTGTGGAGCATGGACGGCATGCTGGACCTGCCGACCGCCACCGCGCGCCGGGGCGGGTTCAACTACGTCCGCTCGCAGCCGACCTACGCGGCTCTGGACGCGGCGACGAACTTCACGATCCTCACCGAGGCTCAGGTCATCGCGGACACCCCGAAGAACTGCGCCGAGATCCCGTGCCCCACCTTCACGGACACCCGGCTCGACGTGGCCGTGACCTGCATGACCGGCTCGTTCCTCCAGTCCGCCGGCTACCCGGAGATGGTGGAGACGTGGGTGGACGGCACGCTCACCAACCACGCGCACAAGCTGAACGAGAACATCATCGGCCGCATCGTCACCGAGGCAGGTGCCGCGACCGTCATCCCGGCGCAGGGCACCGTGACCGGTACCGGGGCGACCGGGCTCGCCGCCGACTCCAGTGCCACCGCGTCGATCCTCTCGGCCGTGGACCTGGCGCGCACGGACATGATGTACCGCGACCGCATGGCCCTGAACCAGACGTTCGAGGTCATCCTCCCGGTGTGGGTCCTCACGCAGTTCCGTGCGGACATCGTCCGGAAGAACGGGTGGTCCATGGAGAACGCGTCCCTGGCGGACGCGCAGATCGTCTCGTGGTTCACCTCCCGGAACATCCGGCCGCAGTTCGTGTACGACTGGCAGGACTTCTACGCCGGCGGCATCAACGTGGGCAACCCCGCCGTCGTGGCCACCGCGCTCCCGACCACGGTCAACTTCCTGATCTACCCCGCCGGCGCCGTGGTGCTCGCGCGGCAGGACGTCGTCACCCTGTCCAACGTCTACGACGCAGCCAACCTGGCGCAGAACCTCTACACGCGGCTGTTCACGGAGGAGGGCTTCAACCTCCTGTTCCCGTGCGGCATCGTGCGCCAGTACACGGCGCAGGCCTGCCCCTCGGGCGCCACCGCGTTCCAGGCGTACACCAGCTGCGCGGCTCCCGTCGCCGCCGCATAACCTCCCCGACCGGACCCGGCGCCGTCCTCTGTCGTCCATGTGACGGCGCCGGGTCCTTTTACACAGAGAGGAGGTGGACGACATGGCAATCCTGGCCAACGGCGAGATCATCGCTCCACCGCCCGCAGGGCCCATGCGCTACGGGCTCTTCAGTGCTGCCACGGTCACGGAGGATCTGGACACACGCGGCATCGCGGCGGGGTTCCAGTTCCCGGGTGAGGACTGCGGCGTCGTGCGCTCGTACGACGCGAACTGCGCCACGCACCCGGCCAAGACATTCGATGAAGGTCTCCCGTACATGGAGGCCACGCCCTATTGGGTGTACGCCACCCGCGAGTGCGGCACCCTCGGTCTGACCGCGGCGGAGTTCGAGTTGTCCGTCCGCCGCCGGCTGCTCGCCAATGAGCAGCGTGAGGTGGAGGCGCAGTTCTGGGGTGGCGGTGCTGTCGCCGCAGACCCCAACCTCACCGGGGCCGCCGGAGTCACCACGGTGACGCCCGCCGTCCCCGGGGCTGCGGCAGCCATCGCTGCGCTGGAGGACTCGTTCTACGACGAGTACGGCTACGTGGGGACCATCCACATCAGCATGCGCGCGTACGGCAACCTGGCGTACAGCAACCTGCTCGTGCGCAACGCCGGAACGCTCAACACCCCCCTGGGCTCCGTGTGGTCCATCGGCGCCGGGTACGGGATCACCGGCCCCGCCGGCGATGCTCCGGACGCCGGCACCGTGTGGGCGTTCATGACCCCGCCGGTTCTCATCCGCCGTTCTCAGGTGGTCTCCCGCCCCGCGTGGGAGGTGGCCGACCGCAGCACCAACCACTTCATGGGCCTGGCCGAGCGGGTCTACGCGCATGCGTGGGCCTGCGACGCGGTGCATGCGGTGCAGGTGCCGTACGCGGCCCCGGCCGTGGAGGCGGTGACCACTGCATGAGCACCGTCATCATCCCCGGTGAGGGCCAGCTGAAGGAGACGGCGCAGCTCCTGCTGAGCCTCGCGGACGATGTCCACCAGGTCCGCACCATCAGCGCGGGCAACGCGTTCGAGGTGCCGGACGAGCTGGCCGACGCCTACCACGCGCACCTGTCCGGCCAGACCAAGCCCAAGCGCGGACGCTCCGCGCGGTCAACAAAGGAGTGAGCACATGACGCAGTGTGTGAACCTCGCGCGCGCATCGCGGATGCGGCTCACGCGCCTGGACGAGTGCGGTGCCCCCGACCCGGGGCCCACGGGCCAGCTGGTCTCCAGCGGGTTCATCAACGTCGACGGCACGCCCAACTACCTGGACCCGGAGGAGATTACGCAGCCCAACGCGAACGGCGACCTCTGCCTGGACGATCAGGGCAGGGCACAGCTGCGGTGGGTGGACCTGTCCATCGTCATGTGCACGGTGGACCCGGACGCGTTCAACATCATCACCGGCAACCCGCTGGTGCTGAACGACGCGGTAGCCCCGGAAGCGGTGGGTTTCCGCCTGAACGGGGAGCTCACCGGTACCGCCAACTTCGCGCTGGAGCTCTGGTCCAACGTGAGCGGCGCCGCGTGTGACGCGGAGGGTAACCGGAGCTACGGCTACTGGCTGTTCCCGTACGTGGTCCAGGCCCGGGTGGGTCAGTGGTCGGTGGCCAACGCGGCGCTGAACCTGACCTTCACCGCCCGTACCTCGACCGACTCTCTGTGGGGCCTCGGTCCGACGACGTACACGGTCCGCCGGGACGCTGTCTCCGACACCCCGGAGCGCATCCTCACCGCCATCGACGACACCGACCACATGCATTACGAGGTGGTCACCGTGGCTCCCCCGGCCGCTGCCTGCGGCGCCACCACGCTCGCCGCGTAAGCTGCATCCCTGCATCCCTGCGGCCCCCGCCCCAACCAGTCATGCGCTCTGGTCCGGCGGGGGCCGTACGGCTATCCACGGAGGGGCCGCATGGCACTCGCTCAGTACAGCAAGCTGGTGTGGTTCCCCTCCGGGGAGCTGGCCAGAGACATTCCCGCGCGCGTGTTCCCGGAGAACTCGAACGTCCTGGCGCCGCTCTTCACCGACGCCACCGGCACCACGCCGCTCCCCAACCCGCTGAACACGACGGATGGCGCCGTCCTCACCTTCTGGGCAGAGGAGGGCGAGTACTGGATCCACATGGACTCGGAATCCATCCTGGTCACCGTGGGTGGTGCACCCGCGGAGCTCTCGCCGGCCAACACGGTGACCCCGGAAACCAGTTACAGCCAGCTGTCTGCGGCCGGCGTGGCGGACACGTACTCGCGCGGCGACCACACGCACGGCACCCCGGCTCCCGTAGCGGTGCCTGGTCCGGCCGGGGCGGTGGCATCCGAGACCAGCTACGGGATCACTCCCGCCGTGGGTGTCAGCGGAGCCTACGCGCGCGCGGACCACACGCACGGCACCCCGGCCGCGGTGGCGGTCCCGGCCCCCGCAGCGACGGTCATTCCGGAGACCACGGCCGGGCAGGCATCCGCCGTGGGCGTGAGTACTGCGTACGCTCGAGCGGACCACACGCACGGCACGCCGCCGGCGGGAGGCGGCGGTGCGATCATCCGTACGCGGGACGTCCGGATCACGACCGGGGACGTAGCCCTCGCGGCCTCGGTGCCGTGGGTGATCGTCACCTCCGCCGGCCCCACGCCGCTCCAGTTGTCCATCCCCGCAGATCCCGGTGACCAGATCCTGGTGTCCCCCGCCTTCATGCGTAATGGAAGCGGGTCGTTTCTCGACCTGGCCACGCTCACCAGCGCTGGTGCCATCTCCCGCTACCTGGGGTCTGGGACGGCGAGCCCGCTTCCGGAAGGCAACCCGTCCTACTACCCGCAGGCAGCGTCGTTCCCTGGCGTGCCCAACCTACAGAAGATCGTCGCCCAAGCGGGGGAGATCAACGCGGGCAGCATCACCGTGGCCATGGTCTACCGGGGCTCGGGAGCCGAGACCATCTACGCTTCCGCTACGTACCCCTGGTACCTGCTCCTCATGAACATTGGCCCTGAGCCCGCATAGGAGGCACGCCATGCCAGTGATCAACGAGATCCCCGGGAGCTCCGGGGTCCAGGGGCCATGTGCCTGGACGATCGATACCGGCTGTGTGCCCGGGTGGGACACGGCCACGGCCGAGGACAGGGAGCGGGCCACCGAGTGGGCCACGTTCATCCTGGACGCGCTCACCGGCCACCAGTTCGCTCAGTGCCCGGTCACC